CCGCGCCAACCAAGTGGGTAATGCCCTCGCGGCGGCTGTCCAGGCTGAGATTATCAAGCAGAAACGACCCGGAGGACTCTTGGCGAACTGATGGCTACCTTCCCTTCCTATGACCCCGTCTACTCTGCTACAAAACAGAGTCGTCCCAATACCCGCAAGGTGCAGTTTGGGGATGGTTACGAGAACCGCGTTTCTTTCGGCCTGAACCAAAACCCAAAGATGTGGTCGCTCACCTTTGACCTAAAGGACACCGACGCTGACATTGTTGAGACATTCCTAGACGCCAGGGCAGTCGATGCAGCCTCCTTCGATTGGACACCCCCTGGAACGGCAACAGCATACAAGTGGGTATGCGATGAGTGGTCACGAGAAATCTATTCTTTTGAGCGCAGTAAGATAAAAGCGGACTTCCGCCAAGTATTTGAGCCATGAGCACTATTGTCACTAGGGCTGGCAAGGGCTCACCACTCACTCACACCGAAGTTGATGCCAACTTCACCAACCTCAATACAGATAAAGCTGGTTACGTAGCGGGCGAAGGCGGCACAGTAACGCAGGCCACTAGCAAAAGCACAGGCGTCACGCTTAGCAAAAAGTGCGGTCAAATTACGATGAATGCCGCAGCGCTTGCTGCCGACACAACCGTGACTTTCACGCTGACCAACACTGAGGTCGTTGCTACCGACATTATTATCCTCAACCATGTCAGTGGAGGCACCGCTGGATCGTACCTACTGAACGCTCAGGCTGGATCAGGTTCTGCAAGCATCAATGTCCGCAACATTACTGGTGGTGCGCTATCTGAAGCAATCGTAATTGGCTTTGCGATTATTAAAGCTGTAGTTAGCTGAACATGGCTTACGTTGTCTCCGGTTACTGGGATGTCGGTTATACCGACACCGAATCCAGTGCGGCGATAACTGGTGAGCTGCAGGGAATCAATCCGACTGCGATCATTGAGCTATTTCAGCTCGAACTAAACGCCAACCAGCACGGTGTAAACCAGACTTACTATTTCCACAACGGCACCAAACCAGACACCGGCAATAGCTTGGTCTTTGGTGGGATACCATACATAGCCCTACCGATTGAAGCTGAGGGTTTTGCGTATTCTGGCCAAGGCAGTTTGCCAAGGCCAACGCTAAGGGTCAGCAACATCTTCAGCACGATTACGGCATTGCTAGCAACACTGCCCAACGGTTTAGAAGGTGCCAAGGTGACGCGGCTCCGCACCTTGGCGCGTTATATCGATGACGTAAATTTTGGTACGCCAAGATCAGAACTAACAACGCAAAGTGGAGACAGCCTGATAACTCAAGACGGCGTCCTCACAGTCGGCTTTGTGGAATCGGGGAATCCTTACGGTACGCCCGATCCAACTGCATTATTTCCTACTGAGGTCTATTACGTTGACCGCAAGTCAACCGAAAATCGAAACTTAGTCGAGTTTGAGCTTGCCAGTGCATTTGACCTTGCAGGTGTTCGCGCACCCAAGCGTCAGTGCATCAGTCGTTGCCAATGGGTGTATCGATCTGCTGAATGCGGTTATACAGGTACTGACTACTTTGATGCCAACGACAATTTTGTAGCTGATTCATTCGAGGATGTTTGCGGCAAGAAGCAGAGTAGCTGCGAAGCTAGATTTGGGGAGAACAATGAGCTGCCATTTGGCGGCTATCCCGGTATTGGCACTTTCTTCGCATGACTTGGCGCGACGCTGCATTACAAGACGCTAAGGACCGCGATCCTTGGGAGTCGGTGGGTTTGGTCGTTGTCGTTAAAGGTCGTGAGCGGTACTGGCCATGTAGGAACATGGCGCACAACATGGAAAGCATGTTCGTGCTGAATCCTGAGGATTACGCGGCTGCATCAGATGCTGGTGAAATTATCGGCATTGTTCACAGCCATCCGCATACCGCACCAGTTGCCAGCGAAGCCGATCGAGTCTCAGCAGAAAAACACGGCCTCCCTTGGTACATTGTCAACCCACGAATTGAAACTTGGGGCGAATACTGCCCTTGCGGCTACAAGGCTCCCTTGATTGGCAGGCAATGGACTTGGGCCGTCAATGATTGCTGGACTTTAGCGCGTGATTGGTACGCAGAACAAGGAATCATGCTGCGCGATTGGGATCGCCCTGCAACACCAGAACTGTTCATGAATGCGCCGATGTTTGATGGCGCCTGGGCTGCAACAGGATTCCGCCAATTGGCTGAAAACGAACCACTGGAGCGTGGCGACTTGCTGCTAATGCAGATTAACGGCAAAGGCTTAAATCACTGCGCCGTATTTATCGGTGATGGCATGGTGCTACATCACCTTGCAGGACGGTTGAGCAGTAGAGATATTTACGGTGGCTGGCTACAATCGGTGACAGGGAGGCGGCTGCGTCATGTTGCGTAAGGTCAGACTTTACGGGCAGCTTGCCAAGTTCGTTGGCCGAACTGTATTAGAAGCAGACTTGAGCACTACAGCAGAAGTAGTGAGAATGTTAGTTGCAAATTTTCCCGCACTGGAAGAACACATGGCTGATCAGCATTACAGAGTGCTGGTGGGCGAACGTGCATTGACACTGGACGAATTGCATTTCCCTGTTGGGCAGGAAGAGATCAAAATCGTTCCAGTGGTTGTCGGCGCTGGTGGTAACGCTGGTTTGACTATTCTTGCCGGTGTTGCATTGGTTGCTCTTTCGTTTGTGAGTTTTGGTGGCACTGCTTTTGCTGGAGCTGGAGGCGCTGCCGGTCTCGGTATTTTTGGTGGAACGGGTGCTGCCTGGGGATCGTCCGCATTGTTTTTTATTGGCGCGGGTCTTTTATTAACTGGCATTGCCCAGGCCATCTCCCCGGTGCCTGTAATCCCGCAAGGCCCAGATACTGAACAGGATCCCCGAAAATCTCAGTCATATTCATTTTCCGGCGTACAAAATACAAGCCGTGGTGGCACGCCTGTTCCTATCGTTTACGGTAAGACTCTGACTGGCAGCGTTGTTATCTCTGCTGGCATCGACACCGTTCAGGTAAGGACATGACAACGATTATCGGTGCTGGCGGCGGTGGCGGCGGTGGCAAAGGTGGTGGCGGCGGTGGCGGTGGTGGTAGTAGCCGTTCACCTAGGACCACACCTGACTCCCTTGATTCAAGGCAGTACGCAAACGTCATCGATTTGATTTCAGAAGGCGAAATTGAGGGTTTAGTTGACGGAAACAAATCGATTTTTCTAAACAACACCCAGCTGGAAGGCGCAACCGGCGACTTTAACTTTGAAGACGTTACTGTTTACACCCGCAACGGTACGCAAAGCCAAGGGCATATTCCGCTGACTCCTGGAACGGAAAACGAGCGTGCAGTGAATCGCCCTGTTACGAAACCAGTTCCGATCATAGAAAGCGTCACTGATGACGAAGTCGATGCAGTAAGGATCACCATTTCAATTCCATCGCTACAAAAGATTGACAACGAAACTGGAGACACTGAAGGCACTTCTGTCCGACTGAAAATTTATTTGCAGTATGCGAATACAGGCTTTGTAGAGGTTGTTGACGACAGGATCAGTGGCCGCACTGCTGATCTGTATCAAAAAGATTATTTGATTGAACTGAAGCGACCAAACCCTACTGACAACGTCGATGTCAAGGTTGAGCGCATCACAAGCGATAGCAGTAACTCGCTGCTGACTAACGCTTTTAGCTGGACAAGCTTGACGGAAATCAAGTGGGCAAAGCTTACTTACCCAAATAGCGCACTCGTCGGTTTGCGTGTAGACGCTGAGCAATTCAACAGCATCCCATCGCGTAAGTACTTGGTCAAAGGTATCAAGGTCAGGATCCCCAATGGTGTCACCGTTGACTCCGACACCGGCAGGATTATCTACCCACAGAATTTCGTCTGGGACGGAACATTTGCCGCTGTAACTTGGTGCGCTTGTCCAGCGTGGATCCTATGGGATCTGCTGACTAACACTAGGTACGGGTTCGGCAACCATATTGACACCTCTCAACTCGATAAATGGGCGTTCTTTGCAGCGTCAAAATACAGCAACGAACTGGTTGATGACGGATTTGGTGGAACGGAAGCCCGCTTCAGCTGCAACACCACGATTCAAACAGCCGAGGAATCTTTCAAGCTTATTAACGACCTGTTATCAGTCATGCGTTGTCAGGGCTTCTGGAGTTCAGGCAGCCTAACGATCGCGCAAGACGCACCACGTGATCCGGCCTATCTATTCACGATGGCCAATGTCACAGAGGATGGTTTTACATATAGCGGCAGCAGTCTAAAAACTCGTCCCACCGTTGTTGTGGTTAGCTATCTCGATATTGACCTCAAAGATAAAGCCTACGAGGTAGTTGAAGATCATGATGGCATCGCAAAATACGGCGTGGTGCGTAAAGAGTTTGATGCGTTTGCCTGCACCAGTCGCGGTCAAGCAGCAAGGATAGGTAAATGGATTTTGTACTCTGACAAGTACGAAAAAGAAGTCGTCTCGTTTACGTCAAGCCTTGATGCTGGGCAGGTTGTCCGGCCTGGCATGGTGATTCAGATTGCTGATCCTGTTGTTGCTGGCGAACGCAAAGCAGGGCGAATCAGTGCTGCGACTAGTAATTCAATCACGGTTGACGACACGGCAAGCACCGACTTGAACTTTGGTTCAGGTAGCAAGCTGCACGTCATCTTGCCAGATGGCACGTCTGAAACCAAGGACATCAGCACTATCGCTGATGGTGTTATTACGATTGTCGGGACGTTTAGTGTCACGCCAAACGTCAACAGTATTTGGATGCTTGAAACCCTTGGTTTGGGCGCTAATAACATTCAGCCAACACTGTGGCGCGTGCTTGCAATTGAAGAGCAAGATCAAATGCTCTACACCATCAATGCCGTTTCGTATAACGAGGGTAAGTACGCTTACGTTGAAGATGGCGAAGAACTCCAACAGCGTGACGCGACAAACTTAGACGTTATCCCAGAACCACCAGAAGACCTTGAGGTGTTGGGGACAATTCCTTTGGGTGGAACGGAACCAACCAAGGAAGTTCAATTCGTATTGAACGGCAGAGTAGCCATCAAGATTACGTGGCACTGGCGCGTTCCCAGCGGCCAAACCACCAAAAAGTTCCGCGTACGTTATCGCCACGAAGACGACAACTTTACTGAAGAAATTATCCAAGGCACCACGCTAGACATTCTTGACGCTAAGCCAGGTAACTATCAAATCCAAGTCAGCGCCATTAGCGGTAGCGGCATTTTGTTCAGTAAGCCTGTCCTTGCCAACTACACAGTTCAAGGTCTTGGCGCACCACCGGCTGACATCGTTGATCTAAGCCTGACGCCTACGACTGACACACTGGCAATCCTGTCTTGGGGTCAAGTCGATGAACTAGACGTGCAACTTGGTGGGCGCATCATTATTCGCCACGATCCAAGACCTTTGGCTAGTGCTGAGTGGAATGGCAGCAACCGCATTGTTGACGGCGTTTCTGGTGCATCCACCCAAAAGCAAGTGCCACTACTTGCTGGAACGTATTTTGTCAAAGCCGAAGATTTCCTTGGCAATCGTTCTGTCAACGCAGTTGGTTATGAGGTCGCACTACCTGATCCTGACGCACTGCTGACGGTCAAAACCTATGCAGAGCAAAGCTTGTCTCCGCCGTTTGACGGAACAGCTACCAACTGTGCATATGACGTAGCTGAAACAGCGCTAGTGCTAGAGCCTGACGCTTACGTTGCGTTAGGTTATGCCGTTGATTTTTACTTTGAAGTTGATGGGCAGGCTGAATACATCTACAAAGATACTTTTGACTTTGGGGCAGTTTATGACACGATTATTCGCCGCACAATCCTTAGTCGCCCCACGGTTCAAACGGGAACCTTGTTCGACGACTACCCAGGATTGTTTGACGACGCCACTGGCTTTTTTGACGGGACGAGTTCAGATGCGGTCAATACGGTGACTTACGTGCGAACAACGGATGACGATCCAGCAGGTTCACCAACTTGGGGGCCATGGACTGAGTTTGTTGCAGGTGTGATTCAAGGTCGCGGCATCCAGATCAAGGCACAATTGACTACAACAAGCTCGAACATCAACGTCGCGGCTGATCAGCTTGGTGCAACGCTCCAACTGCGGCGGCGCACAGAGACTGGCACCGGTACGTCGGGTGGTGCGGTGACGTTTAACAATGCGTTCTACCAAACTCCTGATGTTGTCATTACTCCAACAGACCTTGGGGCGGATGGTTATGTGACGTTGAGTAGCGTCACGGGAACAGGATTTACGGCAACGCTTACAGGAGCGACAAATAGCGGTTTCAGTTACACTGCGACTGGATACGGTCGAGCACTGTAATGGCCCAAAGCGATCAAGTCGTACAAAACGCAACATTCCCGACTGTTCGCGCAGATATTAACGACAATCTTGCTGCGCTTTATAGCCAAAGCTCTGGGCCTTCTG